AGTAGACTTTTCAGAACTGCCACCAACCATGTCGCCCTCCTCGCGGAGGGCGTGGATAGAAATCACACCTTGCCGGTAGTTCTCAGTTCATCTGCCAGGTCGCCCTCCTCGCGGAGGGCGTGGATAGAAATTTAAAAAAGCTATGGTAAAATCGCAGCGTCCGAAACATCCTGCGGTCTGCCGTTATTCACATACGGGTTATACCAGACATTCTGGAATATGCATCCTTCGATCCAAATGTTTTCGCACCAAATGCTCTCGCCGTTCTCCATGCGTCCCCGCAGCCGGATGCCGCAGGTCCATATTTTGTTTACACCGTTCGGGTTGATGCCTTCCCATGTGCAGTTGACGAACCAGATGTTTTTGCACCCCTCCAGCACCATGTTCGCGCCCTTCCAAAAGATCACGTTCCGAACTTCCAGATCTTCAACGTTGTTGACGATGATCTCAAAGTACTTATACTTTTTGTTTCCTCCGTCCACCACGCAGTTGCTCTGGCTCAGCGCCGCCGTCTGTGCACTTTCTGCCTCGCCCTTTGCCTGCTGCACGCTGTCCGCAGCGGCGGCCTTGGCTTTCTGTGCCTCTCCCGCTGCACCTTCTGCCCTGTCCGCCGCGCTCTGCGCGTCCTTTGCCTTCTGGCTTGCCGTGTTCGCCGCCCCCAGTACCTGCGCCACAAAGGCCTCGTACTGGCTCGGGGTGATCTCGGTGTCCCCGTCCGCGGTAAAAGTCTCGTAGCACTCGTATCGCGCAGGCCTTGTCATGGCACAGTATCCGTTGCCGTCCATTGCCCGCAGCATCCACAGCCCCTTTTCGCTGGAGGTGAACATCCTGTCCACCTCCAGACACCTGTCCTCTCCCAGCAGCACCGGCTGCGGCAGCGTGCCGTCCAGCTGCTGCACATGCACCGTCACCGCCATACCGGCCCATTCCTCCGGCAGCTCAAATTCCAGTGTCTCCACCCCGGTGCTGCCCTCGCCGCCCAGCTTCAAAACCTTCTGCTCCGGGCAGTACTCTGCCCCGCTAAAGGTTCTTTTCACAATTCTTACCAGCATCTCCCGGCCTCCTTTCCTGTGTCCAGTCTACCGCATCCCGCTTTGCAAAACACCTGCGGACATTCTTACACAAAACACACCCCGGCAGCTGTCCCTTCTCAGCCGCCGGGGTGTTCGTCTTTGTTTGTTATTGTTTGTCTTTACCGCAGGTCTGCCCACGGGTCGCTGGTCTGCGCTTTGCTCTTCTTTTCGGCATCGCTCACCCAGCCGTCCAGCGTTTTCTGGGTGTACAGCGGGTTATTATCCGCATCCCGCAGCGCCAGCAGCATCTCACCCAGCTGTTCCCGGTCATATTCGCTGCCCGCCACATACTCCGGCTTGCATACTGTGGTGATCTTGCTCTTCACGCTTCCAAGGCTCTTGCCCGCCCGCAGCAGCCTGTCCAGCTCCTCCTGTGCATCCTTTGCCCGTACGCTCTCCAGCGCGTCGGTCACGCTCTCGCTGTCGCCCTTCAAAAGGTCGTCTGCCAGTTCATTGATTGCGCCCTCCGTGTCCTCGTCCCCGGTCTTGTCGCTCGTCACCATCCCGATTAGTAGGCGTTGTCCTTCACCTTGCCGTTCTTCACGGCCTCGATCAGTCCGTCCACATCCTCGCCATCGATGCCGTAGGCCTCGCTCAGCGCCTGCGGCAGGGCAGCCGCCTTGGGGTCCGTGTGCACCGCCTCGCCCGCCTTGATGATGGCCTGCTGCATCACCTCGTTGAAAATGTCGCTGTACTCGCCGCCGTCCCGCACCAGCGCCCCAAAGGCCTTGCGCTTTTCCTCCGGGGTCTTTTCCGCCTTCTGCTCCTGCGGCTTCTCCTCGGTCGGCTTCTCACCTTCCTGCGGCTGCATCTCCGGCTGACCGCTCAACTGAGGGGGCTGTTCCGCCGGGCTTGCCTTTCCCCGCAGTGCACCGCTGCGCCGTGCCAGCCGCTCCTGTGCCGGACGCAGCGCAGGCTCCTGCACCGCCGGGGTTGCCTCTGCGCCGCCCTCTCCGGCAGCAGCACTACCAGCAGCATTACCATCTGCAAACAGCTGCAGATCCATGCCACCAAACGGGTTGTGGCTCCCAGCGTCCACTTCGTGCCTTGAGCGGCACTCGTGTCCTGCTGGCCACGGCCCCAACCTCGGCTCCCTGTTTCTGCCGCTGGCAGCGGTCGCCTCCGTTGCAGCGAAATACTGCAGGTTCATCTTTCCGTCCACAATGTCGAACACCGGCTCGTGGTCGCCCAGCTGCACCCCGCCCACAACGCCGCCGGGCACCCCGCGCAGCTGCTGCGCGCTGAAGGTGGCATACTCCACCCCGCCGCTCTCGCCGGTAATGCGGTATACCTGCTGCTCGTCGTAGAACTGCCGCATCAGCTCAATGATCAGGTAGCACTCCTTCGCAAACGCCCGGTACGCGCTCTTCAGCATGTCCCGGCTCAGCTTGCTGCCAGCCTCCTGCAGCGCCGCAATGGCACTGGCAGCGGTCAGGCCGCTGGTGGTGCCGCCCTGGCTCACGTCCCGGTTGCCGCTCACTTCCTTCAGCTCGCTCACCCGGGCATCCCGGTAGTTCATGCAGTTGCCGCTCAACACGTTCGTCTGCAGCGGCATAAAGCTGTCGCTGTTCAGCCGCCCTACAACGTGCACGATGTCCTTGGAAAAGTCCGCCAGCTCTTTCTCGTTCACCCCCGCCGTGTCGCTCAACACAAAGCGCTGCTTTGCCGCCAGCTTCACGTTCTCGTCCATGGCGTGGTTCATCTCGTCAATGGCGGTCTGGGTGTCCTTCATCACGTCGATGTACCCAAACCCCGCCGGGGAATCCTCCTCCATGAACAGCGGGTCAAACACAAAGGGGTACTTCCCGTGGTCGTAAAAGCCCCGCTGCGCCAGCTGCGGGTCGTTCTCGCTGGCATACAGCACCACGCCGTTGCAGTACTTGCAGTAGTGCAGCACCGTCTGTCCGCCGGGCTGCGCCTTCTTGTAGTACCAGTCCACCACCACGCTCTTGTCGGTGGTGTCAATGCTGTCATCGTGGATGTACTGCCCCACGTCCAGCCCCTTGCCGGTGTGCCCCTCCATCTGCGGAAAGCGCCCCACCAGCTGCTCGTTGTCCTCCAAACTCAGGCTGAACAGGTGCGGCGACTGCTGAATGTCCTCCACCCCCGGCGCCCAGTACAGCATCAGCAAATTCACGCTCTGGATGCTGATGTCTCCCAGCCCACCCCGCAGCACCGGGTCCCAGAAGATGCCCTTCACGCCGGTACCGGTCTTGAGTTTGCGCCACCATGTGTCGCTGTACACCTGCTCGTAGTTGCACTGCTCCAGCACCGCCGGGATCACCTTGGAAAGGGTCTTTGCCGTCTCCTCATTGTCCGCCGCTCGCGGCAGCACGTTCGGCTCCGGGTAGTTGTCCATGGCGTCCGCGTGCTTGTTGGCAATGCTGTTGAACAGCCACCCGCTGGAAGGCTGCGGCTTTCCCTCCATCATCTTGTTCTGGTAGTTCTTCCAGTGCCCCAGCCGGAACCACAGCTCGTTTTCAATGATCCGCTTGTCCAGCGCCGCCTTGCCGGTCTTGTACCGCTGCAAAATTTCTCCCGCCTTGGCTACTTCCTCCGGCCCGATCACCGTTTCCGCAGCCGCACTCACCGGTGCGCTCCCGCCCGCATCGCCCTGCATAAGGCTCTGCATGGCATCATCGCGCCCGGTGCCAGGTCTCGTGGTGCTCACCATCCGGTCTCCTTCGCTCATGCCGCCGGGGTTCGCTTGGGCGGGTCTTGTGTCCGCCGGTACCTGCTGCGCCCCGGCCGCCTTGGCCGCCATCGTCATGATCCGCAGCAGCTTCTCCCCGCCCTGTTCGGTGTCCGGCTGCTGTCCCTCGTATCTTCCTGTCATCGCTTCTCCTTCTGCTTATACCCGCATCACCCGGATGGGGCTGCGGTGCACATCCATGTCCAGCGGGTCGTCCCGCAGCACCGCCTCTTTGCGTACCTGCCGGGGACTGATGGGGTTTTCCATCAGCACATACCGGCACTCGTCGTAGATGTGGTCCTCCTGCGTGGTGTCGATGTCCTCCACGTTGCTCTCGTCATACACAAAGTTCGGGATGGTGCGGATAAAATGCCGGCAGGTGTCAAACACCTGAAACATCGGCCGCCCCTCTGCGTCAAACGCCAGCCGGTAGTGCAGCTGCATCTTGCCCGCAATGCGGGTGTGGTCGCCCGGCCTCCACGTCAGAAAGTACGGGTACTTCTCCTGCATCTGGGCAATGCTCTCGCCCTGGCTCTCGTTGAAGATGGCCGGGTCTGCCACTCCCTGGATCACCCTGCCCTTCAGCATCGGGTCGTTCTGCTCTGCCTCCCGGATGCGCCTTGCCTGCATGTACACCACCGTGCCCGGCCCTGTGGGTCGGTTGCGGCTCATCAGGTAGCTGTACTCCTCCCACGTGAAGTGGGTCAGCTCGTCCACCCCGATAAAATCAAAGGCTTTGCCTTGGTAGTTGTACTTGTCCTGCGTGCGGAACATGGACCCGAAATAGATCTTCGCCCCGCTGGGAAAGGTCCACACATGGCTGGAAGCGTTGTACCGCGCCTTCGGAAAGACCGGCCTGTAATACTGCATCGTCTTGTCGATCAGCTCAGAAAGCTGCGGGTAGGTCTTTCGCACAATCAGCCCGCGGTAGTGCGGCACGTCCACCTGCCGCAGCGCCTCTATCACCAGTGCGTCGCTCTTGCCGCCGCCAGCGGCCCCGCCGTATAGCGCCTCGTCCTCGCACCGCCGCATAAAGGCAGCCTGTTTCGGCTGCGGCTTCCACACGATGCTTCTCTTATACCGTCCCGCTGCCATCCAGTACCACCTCCGGCCTTTCGTCCTCGCTCTGCGGCTCCATCAGTACAGTCGGCACGCTCTGGCCGCTGTCCCGGTCCGTGTCCGGCACCAGCGCCGCCGCGTTTGTCGCTGCCGTCAGCAGCACCGCTGCCACGTTGGCTGCGTCCTTGTCGCTCATGGTCATGCTGTCGTACCGCTCCAGCTGCTGTACCAGCGCCTTGCGCGCATCCTCGTCCAGCTCCCGGTCGTAGCTGCCCGGGCTTGCGTATACCACAAGCCCCGTTTCGGTCGCGTCCGCCAGCGCCTCGTCCTCGCTTTTCAAGCAGCTGCCCAGCGCAAAGTCCCGTGCCCGCACATCCTCGTCCAGTCTCTGGTGCAGCTTTGCCCGCACCTCGGCAGCCCTCTGGTTCTCGGCCACCCGCTGCTGTAAGGATCCGATTTGCGCCTTCGCCCCCAGCGCCGCCCGCGCCGCGATCTCCCGTGCCGCCTCCGCTCTGGCTTTGGCAAATACGCTGTCCGGCTTCTTCTGCCATCCAGCTGCGGATGGTGCTCTCCGGCACGCCGTACTTGCGCGCCACCGCACAGATGGAGTTCGAGCCGATCATGGCCATCACCACCTCTGCCCGCACCGCCGCCGGGTACTTTTTCCCCCGGCCCTGCCTGCCGGGCACTGTGTTTCTGCAATACTTCCGCCCCGCCATGCCGGTTCTGTCCTCCTTTGCCCTATGCTTCCAGTCTACCGCATCCCGCCGGGCAAAATAACTACGGACATTTTCATGTTCTCCGTTTCATCGGGACCCGGGTTGCGGCTCCCAGCGTCCGGCATCGCCGTTGTAGCACAAAAAGACCGCGCACCTCTGTGCCCAGTCTCTTCCTCTGCAAAAGGCTCCCTCCCCGAGGGAGCTGTCGCACCGCGCCGCCGTCAGGCGGACGGTAAGACTGAGGGAGTTCACTCCTCCCGCAGCAGCCCCGCCTGCGCTGCATAGATCCCCACCGTGCTCAGCACCTCCAGCTCCTTGGTGTAGTAGGTGGTGCGCCCGATGTACAGCGCCCGGATCACCGCGTCCTCCCGCAGCCCCTCTATGTACCGCAGCCGCAGCAGCTCCCAGCACACCGGGTCTGTGTGGGCATAGTAGTCCCGCACCTTTTCCAGTACGCCGTTCCATCCCGCTGCCCGGCTTCCCGGCTCCCGCAGCGCCCTGCTCACCGCCTTCCGCTGCTTTTTCGTCACCGCCTGCCCTGCCTTTCCCGCCGATCAGCGCCAGCTTTTCCAAATTCCGGCCGAGTTTTCTCTCTTTCCGCGCACCCGCGTTAAAAAGCGCGCAAAAATTTAATTTTATCTGTCATGTGCAAGCTTTCGCAAACCCTCTCCGCCGCAAAATCAGATAGGCCTGCGGCTCTGTGGCTTCCCATCCACCCGGCCTTGCGTCCTCGCTCTCGTGCAGCTGTCCCGGGTCGTAGATCATCACCTTCACGCACTCCCAGCCCGGGTACCGCTGCTCCCACCAGTAGGCGCAGTCCGCACAGTCGGTGCAGCCCTTGTGCAGCTGCTTGCGGCTCCACCGGCTGTCGTTAGGTCTCTGCTCCTCGGGCAGGATCAGGTTGCGCGTTTCTAAGCACCGCCGCCAGCTGTGGCCGTAGATGTACCCCAGCGTACCGTTTTTGCCCTCGCCGGAAAGCCCCAGCAGCTTCTTCATGTCCATCCGGTCCACGTTCATGGTGCCCAGCGGCTCAAACTCCCGCGTCCCGGGGATGCGCCGCCGCCATAGGTCCTCCAGCATCTCCCGCCACTCCCGCCTGTCTGCCTCACCCATGCCCACGCACTGCGCAAAGCCGTGCATGTGCAGCCGTCCGGCCTCGCCCTTGCGCGCCGCCCATAGCATCAGCCGGATCTTCTCCTTCTCCACCCCAAACCGCTTGCAGGTGGCGTACTTCACCCGCCGCGCGTAGTTCTCCACGTCCTTCCAGCAGGCAGCCTCGTCATCCGGCAGGTAGCAGTCCTCGTATGTACCGGTCAGGAAAAAACCACGCTTATCAAAATTCGCCAACACCTTCCGCTGCTTCTCGCGCATGCTGGCGGCTTTGTTCCGGCTCTTCTGCCCCTTGTAAACACTTTATAGTTGCACGCGCAACCGAAAGGAGTGTGATCTCATGCGTATCAATAAAAAGGGCATGGATGGCCGCCATCGCTATCGCATCTGTATCGGCAAGGACGAGCATGGCAAGCCAAAGTATAAAAACTTTTATGCTGCCACCGCCCGCGAAGCCGCCGGGCAGCAGGCAGAGTCATAATTTTTAAGGAGGTATAAACTATGATCACTTTAACGATTTTGCTCATTGTTGCCCTGCTGTGCGTACTGGTGGGCTGCCTGACCGGCCTGCTGACGCTGGTGGGCGTGCTGGCCTCCCTTTTTGTGGGCGAGTTTCTGTTCGGTCTGCTGGGCATCCACGCTTCCGGCAGCTTTTCTTCTTTTGCCATCTCGGTGATCGGTACCTGCATCTGCATCTGGATCGGGCAGAAGATCTCCAAGTAAGTTTTTTGTAACAGTATACCGCTTTTAGCACGATGCAGTTTGCACCGTGCTTTTATTGCGCCACTAATTAAAGCAATTTCCAGATAAACAGGGGCAATTAAGGCACAATCGCCCACTTTCCCATCCCCTGCCGCACAAACAAAAGCCCCCGAAA